GATAAGACGATCATACTGAAGAGTGAGATGATGGTTGATAGCGTAAAAGTGCAAGAGCGCGTAGACCAACTTTGGGAGGCCGCTAAGACAGTCAAACGTAAATCTGATAAGGATCACTTACTTGAGCGCATTGCGTCGCTCACAGGAGGCATAGGTGTGATCTACGTAGGCGGGCAGACTGACCTAGAGCAGAAGGAATTATATGACAGGGTTGACGATGCAGTATGTGCAGTACGATCAGCTTTGGAAGAGGGTATATTAGCGGGTGCAGGCAAGGCATTACTTGAAGAGAGTGCTGAGCTAATGATCCCTGCGGATTGCAGCAATGAGTACTTGGCTGCTTATTACATTGTGAGCAACGCATTGATGGCTCCGTTCCAACAGATCTTGGCAAATGCCGGTCTGAAGCCAAGTGAGATATACAAAGATGGTGTTCCTGTCGGTCATGGGTACAACCTAAAGACGAGAGAGATGGGTGACTTGATTAAGATGGGGGTTATTGACCCATTGAAGGTAACACGCTCAGCATTGCAGAACGCAGTGAGTGTAGCTGTTACGATACTTAGTACTAACGCGATCATTACGATGGCAAGAAGTTATGACACACGTGACTAAACGACAAGAAATTGAGGAGGTCTTCCAAGGGGAGGATCTTCTCTTTGCTGATGGGTATGATGAGGCAATCATTGGTATTGACAACAATGGCCGCATCGTGTATGACGCAAGTAAAGTAATTGACTGCTTGGTAGAGCAAGGTATGGATGAGGATGAGGCGATTGAGTTTTATGAGTTTAATGTATCAGGTGCTTATGTTGGAGAGAATACTCCGATCTTTGTGACGGTATTTTAATGATACATGTCTACCCCGTAAACGATACAGACAGCCACGATTTATACAGCACGACATGCCACTGCATGCCAAAGGTTACTTTTGAGAATGGTGAGATGCTTGTAGTCCACAATAGTTTTGATGGGCGCGAGATCTTGGAGATGGTAAATGAGATATTAGAAAACAAAAAATGAAAGCGATAGGTAAAAATATTGTAATTCGTCCGATTGACGAAGAGGTAAAGACCGCATCAGGGATAATCCTGTCAGGTGAAGATACAAATCAGCTGCGCTATAAGCGTGGATTGGTAATTACTCCGGGTACTGAGGTGAATGCTATACAGGAAGGTGACGAAATCTACTACGATAAAGCAAATAGTTACACCATGATCATCAATGACGAGCAACATTCGATCATTCAGGAACGTGATGTAGTAGTTGTTCTTTAATTTTGTTCTTTTTAGTGTGCGCATTCATGGTTTTAATCATGTTGCGGTACACTTTATCGCTATAACTCACATTCTTTTTGAACATAGGGTTGTTTTCTGCGGTCATTGGGATCTCTTCGCCGGATAATTTCTTATAGATAGACGTTATCATACGCTTACCCTTGTATGATAAGTTGTATAAGCCCCTTGATCTTGGCCTATGCTTCCTAAAATTTTCAATCCACCCTTCTTCAAGCAGTCTATTAAACCGTCCGGCATCCCATGCCACCAATTCTGAGAACTCTTTGAACTTTAATTTTGAGAAGTAGTCTTCTGTGTAGAGGAACAGGAGCATATCTAGGTCTGCTTGAGTAAGATTATACTTAATCTTTACGTACTGTCTTATTACCCTCCAATATTTTAGGCAGTCATTTATATTTGATTTCATTTTATTATATTTGTCATCAAAGATACAAAAAATGAAACCGTGTACACAAAAGGTGAAGGCCGCAATGGTACTCAAACCTAAAAAATCCAAAGCAAAATGAAAAATGTAAGTCAAGGTATGGCTATGGGCATGCCACAAGCGGCAGTATTAAAAGGTCCTGCAAAGAAAGCTGTAAAAACAGTAAAGAAAGCAGTAAAGAAAGTTGTTGCTATCAAAAAAGCAATGAAGAAAAAGTAATGGCTGACAAAGCTAAAATGAAATGTAACCGTCCTGTTCCATCCGATAGACCGGGGAAGAAGAAGATGGTAAAAGCCTGTTCCGGTGGAGAAGAAAAGCTTCTCCACTTCGGAGCAAAAGGTTATGGTAACAACTATAGCCCTGCAGCAAGGAAGAGTTTCAAGGCTAGACACAGTTGTGATACAGCTACTGATAAATTAACACCAAGATATTGGTCTTGTAAGAACCTATGGGCAGGACCCGGTGGATCTACTACAAGCAATCCTAAAAATCGTAAAGGAAAATACTAATGAACAGAGATTACCCACTAGCACCTACAGTCTTTGGGGACAAAGAAACTAGGATGAAACGAAAAGCTGCCAATCAAGAAGACAGATCAATCAGAAAAGAAGAAAGAACTGAGTCTAAGGCTCAGAAGAAGATTGAGCGTAGTACAGGTCTTGAGTATGAGCCTCGCGTTAGAAAGCGCGACATGAAGATGTAAAACTTTAAAATGAAATATAATCAAATCGAATCTCTTGTCATCCAATGGGCTGACGAAAAAGGCATCCTCAAAAAAGGAAACCCTACCGCACAATGCGAGAAGACTAAAGAAGAAGTTGAGGAGTTAGCTGAAGCGATCCTGTTAAATGACAGAGAAGAAATTGCTGATGCACTAGGAGACATCATGGTAACTGTTATTATTCAGGCTCACATGCAGGGCATGTCTTTGATGGAGTGCTTGGAAGGTGCTTATGAAATTATTAGTAAGCGTCAAGGAAAGATGATCAATGGTACATTTGTAAAAAACTCATGAAAGCAATAAAGAAAAAAGCAGCTAAGTATGAATCAAAGAAATCATTGGATGGTCCAATGAAATTTTTGAAAGGTAATGTAAGCAAGGTAAAGACAAACAAAAAGAGTTTCTAAAGTTTAGTATATTTGTTGAATAAAATTAAAATCAAATCAAATGGCACAGAAAGTTGAAAAAAGTAATTCAGATTTATTGGACTTAGTTCGTAGTTTGAATATGACTCCCGCAGAAAAGGGAAGTAAAAAAGAAGCAAAGCTTAAAAAGATTGCTGAGAAAGTAAAAGTATTGTTTGATGAGTATAATGAGAAGCGTGAGGACATTCGTCTTGACCATGCTCATACAGAGTCAAATGGTGTGTTGGACATGAATGAAAAGGGAGAATACAAGTTTACTAAGGATGGCATCAAAGCGATGGCTAAAGATATGAAAGCTCTTCTTGAAAAGAAGTTTGAGTTCTATCAGTTCACCTTCTCTACAGAAGGAATTGAAGACTTAGAGTTTCTTGCAGGATGGGTTGAAAAGATTGAAGTTAAAGTTCAAGAAGAATTTACAGAAGAGTAATTGGTTTGGTTTTCTGTTACTACAATATTGCACCGGCTTTCTATGGTCGGTGCAATTGTTGAATAATTAAAATTAAAAAACGATGGCGATAAGTAAAGGTCTTGGCGATACGATAGAAAAAATAACCACAGCAACAGGAATAAAAAGTGTTGTTGAAGCTGTAAGTAAAGCAACAGGTGCGGGATGTGGTTGCTCAAAAAGAAAGGATGCTCTTAACCGTGCATTCCCATACGATGTTACTAAACAAATTAAAAAAATAGGTTAACAATGGCATATCAAAAATTACAACCATCAAGAGCCTCAGTTGTTACGAAAAGTAACACTGTTGACATCCCTAACCCGGGCAACGGTCAAGTTGAAGGGTGTGTATTATACATCGGTACAGGAGGGATACTTCGTGTCCTTACTGCCGGCGGAGATGATATCACTTTTACAAACATACCTAATGGGACATTTCTTCCCGTTCAAGTAATTAGAGTGTTCGCTTCAGATACGACAGCTCTTAATATTATCGCACTATGGTAATTGCTATAACAATACAGGTTCGATGAAATATCTACAATACTTGCTAGCTTCTATTTTATTATTATTTGTACCTATCTATGGAATACTAATAGCTGTTGGAACCGCAATTATTCTTGACACATTTACAGGTGTATTTAAATCAATAAAACTTCATGGTTGGAAAAGTGTAAAAAGTAGAAAATTGTCAAACATAGTAAGTAAAATGATGCTATATGAGATATGCATTCTTCTTCTTTTCGTAATAGATAAATTTGTGCTAAACGAATTTGTTAAGCATGTCTTTGGATTTGAATTTATGTTCACTAAGATATGTGCAATACTATTGATGTTTATTGAGTTAGTATCAGTAAAAGAAAATATTGAGGAGGCATTCAATATTGATATTTGGAAAATGGTTAAGGGTGCTTTAAATAGAGCTAAAGAAATAAACTCTGATATAAAAGATATTAAATGAAAGACAAACTCACATTAGAAAGAATATCATATCTACATCCTAAGTTAAGGGAAGAGGCTATTGATATTTATGATGAGGTTGTGCTTGCTCTTACAGGTAAAGCAATTTGTAGATTCTCATTTACATTCAGAACATTTGCTGAGCAAGATGCTTTATATGCTCAAGGAAGAAATAAGCCCGGAAGGATTGTAACTAATGCTAAAGGTGGTCAGTCATACCATAACTATGGATTAGCTATTGACATAGCTTTATTGATAGATAAGGATGGAAATGGAACACATGAAACTGCAAGTTGGGATATTAAGACTGACTTTGATAAAGACGGCAAGTCTGATTGGCAAGAAATAGTTGCAATATTCAAGAGGTATGGTTGGTCTTGGGGAGGTGATTGGAAATTTCTTGATACTCCACATTTTCAAAAAACATTTGGATACTCTATAATGCAATTGCAAAAACTACATAAAAATAATAAGGTTGATAAAAATGGATTTGTATTAATTTAACTTTCATGTTGAAGTATATTATTTTAATATTTGCAATCTTGTTTTTTTCTTTCTGCTCATCAAAAAAGGTTTCTGTTTCAGAGAGTATTCTTAAAACAAAAACCGATAGTGTTTCTGATCTTAGAGAAGAGAAGAAAATTGTTCAAGAATATAAAATAAATATCAAGGAAGATCTACAGGAGATTCAACTTGTACCAATAGATACAACAAAGCCAATGGTTATTGGCGGAAAAGAATATTTAAATACCACTATTAGAATTAAAAAAACAAAAAGAGAAATCATTGATACAACAAAAGTTATTGTATCAAGTTTGTTACAAAAAAAGGTAGAGGTAAAGAAGCAAAATAAACAAGAATCATTTATAAAATCTGTAGATAAAAAGCCTAGTTATTTTAATTTGTGGTGGCTGTTATTAATACCTTTGGTAGCATTTGGGGTAAAGCGTTACATTCTAAAATGACAGCTATGTTTACTATATTTGTTTAACCATGGCACAAATAAGTACATACCCCATAATATCCACTCCTACGCTCAGTGACCTACTAATAGGTACGGATGTAAGTGATATAAATAATACTAAAAATTTCCGTTTATCAGAGATTGTTAACCTTATTGGTCAAGGTTATGTTCCATACGTAGGAGCTACAGGTAATGTTGATCTAGGTGTATATAATATAGAGGGTTCTTCCTTTATCGTTAATGAAGGACTATCATCACAATTCTTAAAAGCGGATGGTAGCCTTGACTCAACAGTATATGTCTCTGAGAATAGAACCATTACGATCAATGGATTAACATACGATCTATCTGAGGATAGATCATGGGATCTTCCTACAATCAATAGCTTAACAACTATTGGAACAGGAGGATCATCCACATATATAAACAAGGTTCTAAATATTCCTGTATATCAACCGCAAGGTAATTATATTACTCAGCTTTCCGGTCAAGCAACAGCGCTAGGCCCCGGAAATGCAAGTGTTGTTCTTGATAATACTGCTGTAATAAGCAAGATCTTATCAGGATTAAACATTACGGGCGGTAACATCATAGCTTCAGATAGTATTCTTCAGGCTTTTGGTAAGGTTCAGAACCAAATAAATAGTCTTGTTGGCGGTGTTCAGTACAAGGGTGTATGGAATGCAGCGACAAATACTCCTACTTTACAGAGTTCTGTAGGTAATCAAGGTGAATACTACGTAGTAAATGTTGCAGGAACTACAAATCTAAACGGTATTACTGATTGGTTTGTAGGAGATTGGGCAATATATGACGGTACGGCTTGGCAGCAAGTAGATAATACTGATGCAGTAGTTAGTGTTAATGGATATGTAGGCGCAGTTGTGCTTACCTATAGTGATGTTGACGCTGCTCCTGCTGCAAGAACTCTTACAATCAATGGTATTGGCTATGATCTTAGTGAAGATCGGTCATGGACAGTAGGTAATGTACGTACTGATAGCTTTTATGCTGATCCTACATGGATCACTTCATTAAATTGGAGCAAGATTATTGATACACCTACTACTCTTAGTGGGTATGGCATTACTGATGCGGTTAATAAAAGCAGAACACTAACAATCAATGGTACAACTTATGATTTAAGTGACAACCGTACATGGAGTGTAGGAACAGTTACTAGTATTTCTACTAGTGGCCCTATTACCGGTGGAACAATTACGGGTATTGGCACAATAGGAATCAATAAGTCAGGAGTTTCTCAAGATGGCTATTTAAGTTCTACAGATTGGAACACATTTTATGCAAAGCAAGACGCATTAGTTCCTGTTGCACCGATTACTCTAGTAGGATCTAATATAGGCATTACTCAGTCGGGAGTTTCCTCAAATGGATACCTTAGTTCTACGGATTGGAATACATTCAATAATAAACAGGATGCATTAACCAATCCTGTAACAGGTAGTGGTACAGCTTACTCATTACCTATGTGGAGTGGACCAACATCATTGATTGACAGTCCTCTTTCTTACTCATCAGACACATTTACTTTCCATTATAATAGCGCAGATGGTGCATCTGTAGTATTCTTGAACAGTGGCATTACAGCTTATGCTTATACCATCACTATGAATAACTATGGTGCTCCTAGGATAACTTCGCACAGTTATACAGATGGTGATGTAGCAGAGTTTATAGGATCCACTCAGACTAGAAAAACATTTGCTAATGGGAATACTTTATTTGGTACGAGTGCTATTGACTTAGGTCATAAGCTATCTGTAGAAGGTGATCTATATGTTGATACAATTTTAAATGCAACTACAAATACAAATGCATTCATTGTATCAGACTCAGGAATAATAAAATACAGAACATCGGCAGAAGTTCTTCAAGATATTAATGGTGCTTCAGCATCAACTGAATTAACTATTAATGGAGTAACATACGATTTAACTGCAGACCGATCATGGAGTGTAGGAACAGTCACATCTGTAGATATGACAGTTCCTTTAGGATTTTTAATAAGTGGAAATCCAATTACAGAGGACGGGACATTGGCTCTTGTATTTGATACAGGATACTCATTGCCTTCAAATGCAACTCAGTTAAATTGGACTGAATCATACAATAATATGATTGTATCCGCATCAGTAACAGGGGCGGCAACAAAAACTTTAAGTTTGGTTCAGCAAGATGGTGGCACAATAAATGCCTCATGGTCAGATTCAGCTTACGGTTATGTACCTTATACAGGAGCTACTCAAAATGTAGCTCTTGGAGAATGGGGATTGACTGCAGGATACTTAGGTTTTGACCTAACACCAACAGCTACACCTACACTTACCGGAACAATGTTTTGGAGTGATGAGGATCGTACTGTTGATATAATAATGGATACTGCTGTTACGCAGAAGATAGGTCAGGATACATTCTTCCTTGTTAAAAATCAATCCGGAGCAATCATTCCTAAAGGTACTGTTGTTATGGCAAGTGGTACTCTTGGAGCAAGTGCAAGGATATTGATAGTTCCTTTCTTAGCTAATGGGACATACCCTTCTAACTTCTGTATTGGTGTTACATCAGAAACAATTGCAAATGGGGGTGATGGATTTGTTACCTCATTTGGAAAGATTCGTAAAATAAATACTGCATCTTATCCTGAAGGAACAGTCCTATATGCATCTCCTACATCAGCAGGAGGATTTACTGCTACTGCACCACAAGCTCCTAACAATATTGTTACAGTAGCTATTGTTGTATATTCAAATACAACAAATGGTGCTATAGTTGTTCGTCCTAATATTGGATCAAACATAAATATGGATGAAGGAGTGAAGATCACTTCTCCTGTAGCTAATCAAGGACTATTTTATAATGGGGGTTATTGGATTAACAAAACCATAGCTCAAGCTCTTGGATATACTGCGGCAAATCAAGCAACAACATTAACGATCAATGGCATAACCTATGATCTAAGTGCAAACAGGGCGTGGTCTGTAGGTACGGTTACTAGTGTAGGGATGTCTGTTCCAATTGGATTTAATATAGCTAATACTCCTGTCACTACGGCGGGAACACTTGCTTTAACTTTTGAATCAGGGTATAGCTTACCAACAAATACAGTTCAGGCGCAGTGGAATGTTGCATACGATAATCGTATTACTTCATTAACTACAACAGGAACAAGTGGAGCATCTACATTAGTAAGCAATACACTTAACATACCAATATATCAAGCGCAAGGCGATTATATTACTTCATTAACGGGAGAAGCTACAGCTAGTGGCCCGGGAGCATCAAGTGTAACACTTAGCAATAATGCTGTTACAGGAAAGTTCTTAACAGGCCTTACTGTAACGGGAACATCTATCGTTAATACTGATAGTATTCTTTCTGCCTTTGGTAAATTACAAGGTCAGATAAATGCATTAGTTGGTGGGTTACAATATCAGGGGACTTGGGATGCTTCAACAAATACCCCTGCAATTACATCAGGTATTGGAGTTGATGGATACTTTTATATTGTAAGTGTAGCAGGAACTACCAATATTGATGGTAACAATTCATGGGGTATTGGGGATTGGATTGTATTCCATGATACATCATGGCAGAAGGTAGATAATACGGAGTCAGTTGTATCTGTCAATGGATTTACAGGAGCTGTAAGTTTAACTACTTCAAATATTTCAGAAGGAACAAACTTATATTACACTGATGGTAGATCTCGTTTATCAATAAGCTTAACAACGCTTGGCAATAGTGGTGCTTCAACTTACGATAATATATCGGGAGTATTGAATGTTCCTCAGTATAGCATATCAGGACTTGGAGGAGTGCCTAGCATTCGATTGATCACAATCAATGGAACTCCTTATGATTTAAGTGCTGACAGAGTATGGAATGTAGGTACAGTAACTAGCGTTGCGACTTCAGGTCCGCTTACAGGAGGCACGATCACAAGTAGTGGTACGATCGGTATTTCTCAGTCTACATCTACGATTGACGGATACCTAAGCAGCACTGATTGGATCACGTTTAATAACAAACAGAATGCGCTAACTCTAACGACTACGGGGACAAGTGGAGCATCTACCTTAATTGGTGCAACTTTAAATATCCCTACGTATAGTTTAAGTGGGCTTGGCGGGGTTCCAACTTCAAGGACTATTACAATTAATGGGGTTGGATATGACTTGAGTGCAAATAGAGCTTGGGCTGTAGGTACAATGACAGGATCAGGTATCACAGGCTATCTATCTAAGTATGATGGAAGCACGTCACAGACTAGCAGTTTATTTTATGATAGTGGTAGTGCTGTCGGATTGGGTACAGCAAGCATCAATGCTTCTGCATTATTCCAAATGGATAGTACTACAAAAGGATTTTTACCTCCACGTATGACCTCTACTCAGAGAACAGCGATAGCTACTCCTGTAGAGGGATTGATAATTTATCAGACGAATGGGGTAATTGGGTTGTATATTTACAGTAATTCTACTTGGCGCACGCTAGGTATGGTATAAGAAAAAATAAGAAATGGCAAATTTATCAACGATAGCAGGTAACATCTTTGCAGATAGTGGGATTGATCCTATTAATGTAGTATTAAATACAGGATCATATTCTAATCCGGCATGGATTACGGCTTTGTCATGGACTAAAATTTCAGATAGACCTACTACGCTTGCGGGGTATGGGATTTCTGATGCGGTACCATCTTCAAGAACGCTTACTATTAATGGTACAAGTTATGACTTGAGTGCTAACAGAAGTTGGACAATAGCGGCAGGAGTATCTTCAATTATTGCAGGAACGGGCATCTCCGTTTCAGGATCAGGTAATATTACCGTTACAAACACCGGTGTGCTTTCCATTAATGGATCTACAGGTGCTATAACAGGAATAATAACTACTAGCAACTACAACTCTTATTCACCTACATTAATAGGAGGTGGTGCAAGTGGGACTTGGGGAATAAATATTACAGGAACAGCAGGGTCTATCTCAGGATTTAATAATCCAACTACTTCTCCTACAGGAAATACAATAGTATATCGTGATCCTAATGGTTATGTTTTTGGTAATTATATAAACATGACAGATGATGGTAATCCGGGGAGTGGAACTGCAATCACTTCATTCATTACTAAACAAGGAGATAATTATTATCGTGCTGTATCTCCTACAAATGCAATGGTGTCAATACGAGGAGTTGCATCAGGATCTTGGGGTATCAGTATTACAGGTAATTCATCAAATATTACCGCATATACGATTAACCAAAATCTTAGTACAACGAGTTCGCCATCATTTAGTGAGTTAAATTTAGGATATAGTTTACACGTAAATACAGCAAACAATGCTGCAAGTGCAAGTGGTGGTATAACTTTATGGGGGGGAGGTGATACAACAACATCATATCTTGGATTTAAAAATTCAACGAGTAGTGGATGGGGTGTACATGGAGCTATTGCTGCAGGTGAATATGCTACATATTTTGTGATGGATACCATTACAAGAGGTTGGATTTTTAGATACGCTAATGTTGGTGGGGGTGATTTTTCAGGAACAAATGTTGCATCAATTTCTAATACAGGAGTTATAACAGCTTCATCTTTTGTTGGTGCTCTAACAGGTACAGCAACAGGAAATGTTGTTTCAAGAATATATTCAAATTGGAATGACAATACTGTAATTAATAATGTTGTAGGTTTATTAGCATGGAAAAATTATAATAATAGTCATGTTATTTTTGACGCTTCAGCAGGCATTTCTCCAAATGGAACAAGTGTAAATCAAACTAACGCTCAAAATGCATGGGTTGGAACATTTCCTACATTAATGGGGTGGAATGGAGCAGGTACTTATGGTGTTCGTGTAGATAGTGCAAGAGTAGCAGATAACATCACAGCATATACAATTAATCAAAGTGTTGGTACAGGAAATTCACCAACATTTGTTAATCAAGTCCTTAGCGGTAGATTAAATTTTGGCACAAACGGTGCTACCCCATATCTTGATGCAACCGGAACAAGTTCCGGAATTTCATTTGGTGGATGGGAATCTTCTTCATTGAGGCAGTACGGGGTTTTTACAGAATTGGAAAATGTTGGCGGCAACTATTCTAAACTAACACTTAATTGGCATACAGGCATTAGAATAGGAGCCTCTCCATTATATGGAGGAACTAGATTTTATAATGACGCAGCAGGAAATGGTAGTAGTACTATGATATTTTCTGTTGGCAATGGAGATAGCAATGTGCGTGTAGCAAATACTTTATTTATCAGTGGTAACACAGCTTTGCATGCAGGGAATTATAATTCTTATGCTCCTACTCTAACAGGAGGAGGAGCAAGTGGGACTTGGGGAATTAGCATTACAGGTAGTGCAGGGTCAGCAAGCTCGGCATCTACTGCAGGGACTGTTACTCATAATGCATCAAGAACTGATAGTGCTTGGTATAATGCAGTATGGGCTGCAGGTACGCCATCTCCAATGTACTCATGTGATGCGGTTCAAATACAATCTAATACAGGTTCAATAAGGGCTAATATTTTTTATGACAATCAGGACACAGCATATTACTTAAATCCTAATAACACTACTTTTTCTGCTGTATTAAGCGGAACAATAAGATTAGAAGCAGGGGCGTTTGGTACAAACTCTCGTTCACCATCATCACAAGGACCTATTTCAAGAACTTTTGCTCCACAAGGAGCAGCCAACTCTTTTCAAGGAGGCAATGTTACAGGTTCTATAAAAATTAGATTGCCATTTAGAGCAAATGATTGTATGTGGTCTATGAAAATTAGAATATATGAATATACTAATAATGCTACATCAGAATATACTATAGGTAACTATTCATATTCTGCAGGTGCATATCATAGAGGAGCTTATTATATGGGGGGGACGGGGTCTATACCTCAAACAGTTAGATTTGGGAATGATGGTACTTATGATTGTGTTTGGATTGGAGAAACTAGTTATACATGGAGCCATCCTGTTGTGGGGGTTGTTGATTTTATGGGGGGTTATGTAAGATGTGATGTTGCTACAGTTGCAAATAATTGGGATGTAACATTTGTAACATCTTTTGGTACTATTGGTGATTCAGTTACCCCATCAATTAGATTTAGTGATGTATATGCTAGTTCATTATACTCTGCAGGAAATGCTGTAATTACAACTGCTAATATTGGTTCTCAATCGGTAAGTTTTGCAAACACTGCAAGTAGAGCATATTATTCACTTGATGGTTTTATAAATACAGGTACTCACGCAGTTACATATATTCAAAATGAATTACCTGCCGCAAATAATGGAGCAGGAACAGGAAGAGTTGTATTAAGGCAATGGTGTTCTGAACCGGGAGTTAGTTGGGATTATGCAGGTTTTGGATATAATGTTGAGAATGACGGTGGGTCCCCCGGTGGATTTGGAAGATTTAACGGAAGCTTTGGGCAAGCATATATGAGAATGTCTCCTTCAGGGGATTGGTATTTTTATAATACAAATACATCAGGCACTAGATATTCAACTATGCATTTAACAAGTGCAGGAAATGCAAGTTTTGGTGGATCTATTACAGCATCAGGTGATGTAACAGCTTATTCAGATATTCGCATAAAGAAAAATATTGAAACCATTGCAGGTGCTTTAGATAAAGTAATAGCCCTTAGAGGTGTTTACTATAATAGAACTGACAATGGCGATACTACTCAAAAGCTTGGAGTTATTGCTCAGGAAATACAAAAAATATTACCTCAAGTAGTAAATGAAAATTCAGATGGAATGCTTAGTGTTTCTTATGGGAATATTGTAGGTGTTTTAATTGAAGCCATCAAAGAGCAACAAACTCAAATTGAGGAATTAAAAAAATCAATTAACTAATGGCACTACCTCCATCAGGACCGATATCTATTAGTCAAATTAGAACTGAACTAGGGTCTTCAAGTGGAAGCTTGCGTACCCTTAGTTCATTGGCAGGGTTTTCTACGCCTGATTCTATGAGTGAGTTTTATGGGTATAGTTCAGGTTCTACTATAGAATATGAATATTATTCTTATGGTTCACAATACCAATATTCAACTATATATTTCAATAATAATTCTGATTTTAATGAATCTAGTCGTGTCAGAGGAGCAACGGCATTATCTCCTGCAGCACAAACAATATCTGCTGAAGCTTATGACCAAAGTGGATTTGGTGCAAGTATAGCTTATTATTTAAATGGAGTATATCAGACTCAATACGATTCATCAACTTATATATCTACAGGTAATATAAGCACATCATCAGGAAATGCTTATAGATTTGTAATATATACGGGAGCTTTTTAATAAATAAAATATGAATATATTAGAAACAATAATAGTAGATGGAGTTGAACTCTCATTGAATGACACATGGAATATTGGCAATAATGTTACTATTGTATTAAAAGAAATATTTGAAATTGATGGGGATGTTTATATAGCGACCATTACAGAAGGTCATACTATGATGGGAGTTAAGATAAGTAAAGATTCTGACGAGGTAATAACTCCAAACAGGTATATTAATCTTGCAGATATTTGGGTAAAAAAGAACAGTAATCTATTCACAAAATAATAAAATAAAAATGAAAACAATCGAGCCGGTAACAGTATGGTTTAATGGACAAGAAATCCAATCAACTATTTTAAAAGCAATCGTTTCAAATGATGACCTTTTAAACACAGCAACATTCCAATATCAATTAATGAAAGAAAATGTAGTAAATGAATTTTACAATTACCTAGAAGTTGTTGTTCAGAACTATTTAACAATAACAGGTGAAGATTATTTAGCTTGGGATTCAAATGATTATGCATATAATTGGATTGCTAATCAATTAAACTTGACTATCACAGGAGAGTATGTGCCACCTACACCTGTTGTTCCTCCGGTAATACCTTCTCCAACAGTATAATAATTAAATTAAATTAAATCAAATCAAATGGAGATAAGAAAAATATCAGTAGGGCCGGATTACAAGAGTGGAGCTATGCATTACATCGTCGGGCAGAAAGTGCTTGGCGATACGTATGAGATCCACCTAATAAAATTTGACAGCGATAAGATGTCAATTAAGATTTACATTATAAACGATAAGCAAGAGGTGCTTCTATGGAAGGAGTTTAACTCGAATATTCCTTTATCTGTTGAATATAATATAAATTACTAATGCAGTCGCCGTTTAACTTTATAGTTAGGCCTTTGAATGGGTCTAGGTATAACAATACTCAAGAGATAAATGGACTTGAATTAATTGTAAATACATCAGAAGAAGATCATGCATACTCAAATAGGTATGCTGAAGTAATTGAGGTACCATACAAGTATTCAGGTCCAATTAAGATTGGAGATACTCTTCTCGTGCACCATAATGTATTTAAGTTTTACAATGACATTAAGGGAAGGCAGAAGAGTGGTCGTAGCTTTTTCAGAGACGATGTGTTCTTGATCGACGAGGATCAATTCTTTATGTACAAGCAAGATGGCAAGTGGAATACTTATGACCGTTATTGTTTCGTTAGACCTATCAGTGCAATTGACTCTTACATTAAGAAGCCATTTACGAATGAGCCACTTATGGGGGAGATGGTCTATCCTAATGAGTATTTGTTGAAGCAAGGTGTAAAGGCCGGTGATAAAATATCATTTAAGCCTGACAGTGAGTATGAATTTGAGGTAGATGGAGAGAAGCTTTATCGAATTTTTGATCATCAAATTACTATGGTATTATGAGAGACATCAAAGAAATAAAACTAAGGATCATTGAGGCCGGATACAAAGCTGTTGATCAGTTAATAAAGGTTGCAGAGGAAGAAGTATTGAAGGGTGGAGGAGTAAAGATTAACAGCAAAGGTGAGGAAGAACACTCCGAACTTGCGGCAGATAGATTAAAGAATGCTGCTGCTACTAAAAAAATAGCGATATTTGATTCCTTTGAGATACTTAATAAAATTGAGTCAGAGAGAGAGTCTCTTGAAATGTCCGATAATGGTATTGATAAAGTAAAAACAAAACAAGGGTTTGCAGAACGAAAGTCTATATCAAGTCGTTAAAGACTATGTGCCACAGAATGCCATTTCTAATAAGAATGGTATTAGATCTTGGGCTTATGGTTATAATGAGAAGTATGATATGATCGTTATCTCTAAGACAGGACAGATCGGAGATATAATAAACATACAAGGATTGATCATTGCTCTTCCGCCGGCACCAAAAGATTGTTACTCAAGAAGTACCGTCAAGGCTGATCAGCATTGGGAGCGCAAGCCTTATCCAAAAGAACTATCTAAGATCCAATCAATATTCCAATGGAATGATAAGCCTGTTGAGTTCAAGAACAGATGGGTAGATTACATTGAGCAAGAGTTTGATTACCGTGAGCTTGGTTATTGGTTTATGAATAATGGTACGCCTACCTATATCACAGGATCTCACTATATGTATTTGCAGTGGTCTAGTATTGATATTGGGTATGCTGACTTTCGTGAAGCCAATCGAGTATATTGGATTTTTTGGGAAGCATGCAAGGCAGACAACAGATCCTATGGTATCATCTACTTAAAGATTAGACGTTCCGGTTTTTCTTTTATGTCATCGTCAGAGTGTATCAATATAGCTACTCTAGCAAGTGATGCGAGGGTTGGCATCTTGTCTAAGACAGGATCAGATGCCAAGAAGATGTTCACTGATAAGGTGGTTCCTATTAATACTAGGCTTCCATTCTTCTTCCGTCCGGTAATGGATGGTATGGATAGACCTAAGACTGAACTTGCTTACCGTGTTCCCGCATCTAAAATCACTAAAAAGAATATGGTGCTCAACGATGACGATGAAGTTGAAGGACTTGATACCTCAGTCGATTGGAAGAACACTGAGGACAACTCGTATGATGGTGAGAAGCTTGTATTCCTAGCTCATGATGAAAGTGCAAAGTGGATTAAACCAAATAATATTCTGAATAATTGGCGTGTTACCAAAACATGTTTGCGTCTTGGTGCTAAAATCATTGGTAAGTGTATGATGGGGTCTACTTCAAATGCGTTAAGCAAGGGTGGAGACAACTACAAAAAACTGTACGAAGATTCTCTAGTTACTAGAAGAAATAAAAACGGGCAAACTAAAAGCGGGCTTTACTCATTATTCATTCCTATGGAGTGGAATATGGAAGGCTTCATTGATCTGTATGGTATGCCTGTGTTTAGAAAGCCCGATACGCCTATCAAAGGAGTCGATGGTGCCATGATCGCAAACGGAGCTATAGATTATTGGGAGGCAGAAGTTGACTCGCTTAAAGACGATGCTGATGCGTTGAATGAATTTTACCGTCAGTTTCCAAGAACAGAAAGCCATGCCTTTAGAGATGAGAGTAAGCAGGCTTTATTCAGCTTGACTAAGATTTATCAGCAGATAGACTTTAATGACTCTCAGATCAATGGTCAACTTGCTACTCGTGGATCATTCCATTGGAAGGATGGCGAGCAGGATACTAAAGTGATATGGACACCGGATCAACGCGGACGATTTCTTGTGAGTTGGTTTCCTCCTCCGAATATGCAGAATAATGTACAAGGAAGGAATGGAGCAAAGTATCCCGGCAATGAACACTTAGGCAGTTTTGGTTGCGACTCATACGATATATCAGCGGTTGTTGATGGCAGAGGATCTAATGGTGCACTGCATGGTCAGACAAAGTTTCACATGGATGATGCTCCAACTAATCAGTTCTTCCTAGAATATATTGCTCGTCCTCAAACGGCTGAGATATTTTTTGAGGAAGTATTAATGGCTTGCGTATTTTATGGTATGCCAATGCTCGCGGAGAATAACAAAGCAAGGTTACTATACCATTTTAAAAATAGAGGCTATCGTGCTTTCTCTCTTAACCGTCCGGATAGGCCAACGAATAAACTAAGCAGAACTGAGAAAGAGTTGGGAGGAATACCAAACTCATCAGAAGATATTAAGCAGGCACACGCCTCCGCTATACACACATACGTTGAGAAATATGTAGGCTATGATCAATCAGGACAGTACAGGGATTCTGATGAAATAGGATCAATGCCGTTCACAAAGACTCTTGAAGATTGGGCTAAATTCGATATAAACAACCGAACAAAACACGATGCTTCCATTAGTTCAGGATTAGCTATAATGGCAAATCAAAAACACGTATATTTACCTGAGAAAAAAGAATCAAAAATTAGCATTAGTTTTGCAAGATACACTAATAGTGGAACACAAAGTCAACTCCTTAAATGAAAGATGTTGTAGTTAACATATCCGATACAAGTTTTCCTAATCAGTTTGTAACTGATGCAGAGAAAGCTTCTGATCAATTTGGTTTACAAGTTGGTCAAGCTATTCAATACGAATGGTTTAGAAAAGACGGCAATCAATGTCGCTACTATAGTCAGTGGCGTGATTTCCATCGTTTACGATTATATGCTCGTGGTGAACAGTCTGTTCAGAAATACAAGAACGAGTTAGCCGTAGATGGTGACTTGTCTTATCTAAACTTAGATTGGACACCTGTCCCTATTCTGCCAAAGTTTGTTGACATTGTAGTGAATGGAATGTCTGATCGTTTGTTTAAGGTTAAGGCCTATGCACAGGATGCAATGTCTCAAGCTAAGCGAAGTAAGTATCAAGATATGATCGAGGGGCAAATGGCCTCTAAAGAAATCATGGCAGAAATTCAAGCAGCAACAGGGATCAATACATTTACAATGGACCCTGATGAGTTGCCGGAGACTGATGAAGAATTATCACTCTACATGCAGCTTAACTATAAGCCTGCTATTGAGATCGCTGAAGAAGAAGCCATCAATACTACCTTTGATGAGAATCATTACCAAGATACACGTAAGAGAACAGACTATGATATTACTACTATTGGTATTGGTGTTAGCAAGCATGAGTTTCTTCCCGGAGCAGGAGTAAAGATTTCTTATGTAGATCCTGCTAATATAGTTTACAGCTATACTGAGGATCCATACTTTAAAGATTGTTTTTATTGGGGTGAAATTAAAACACTTCCAATAACAGAACTATTAAAAATTGATCCAACAATTACCAATGAGCAATTGGCTGAGATCTCTAAGTACTCTCAAAGTTGGTATGACTATTACAATATTGCTCAGCTTTACGAGAACAGTATGTTCAGTCGTGATACTGCAACCTTGCTATACTTCAACTATAAGACCACCAAGAAGATGGTCTATAAGAAAAAGATTCTTGAAGGAGGTAATACTCGTGTGATCGAAAAGGATGATACGTTTAACCCACCTGCTGAGATGATGGAGGAAGGTAAGTTCGAGAAAATTGAGAAGACTATTGATGTATGGTATGAAGGTGTAATGGTTATGGGAACTAATATCTTGATCAAGTGGCAGATGATGGAGAACATGGTTAGACCTAAGTCCACTGCTCAACATGCATTACCAAATTATGTAGCCGTTGCACCAAGAATGTACAAGGGTGTTATTGAATCTCTTGTTCGCAGGATGGTTCCTTTTGCTGATTTAATTCAGTTGACTCACTTGAAGCTACAGCAGGTTATTGCTCGCGTAGTTCCTGATGGTGTATTTATTGATGCTGATGGGATCAATGAGGTTGACTTGGGTACAGGAGCAGCTTACAATCCGGAGGATGCATTAAGACTTTACTTCCAAACAGGTAGTGTAATAGGTCGAAGCTATACTCAAGATGGAGAGTTTAACAATGCTAGGATTCCTATTCAGCAACTGAGCTCAAACTCAGGCGCAGGAAAGACTCAAATGCTTATAGCCAACTACAATCACTACCTTGATATGATCAGGTCTGTGACGGGCTTAAATGAAGCGAGAGATGGATCGACTCCTGACTCAAATGCATTGGTTGGTGTACAGAAACTTGCAGCATTAAACTCCAATACAGCAACTCGCCATATTCTTGAGGGTGGCTTGTTCTTGTTTAGGTCTCTTGCTGAGGCGATCACTTATAGGATTGCTGATATTTTAGAGTATGCAGATTTCAAAGATGACTTCGCAAATAAAATAGGTAAGTACAATGTCTCTATCTTAAATGATATTAAGGACTTATACATCTATGACTTTGGGGTATTCATTGAGATCTCTCCTGATGAAGAGCAAAGAGCACAGCTTGAGGCAAACATTATGATGGCTTTATCTAAGGGAGATATTAATCTTGAGGATGCCATTGATATACGTGAGCTTAGAAACTTAAAGTTAGCTAATCAACTATTAAAGGTTAAGCGTGTAAAGAAGCAGGACAGAGAAGAAAAGCTTGGCATGCAAAAGCAGGCGATGCAAGCTCAACAGCAGATGCAATCACAACAACTTGCTGCTCAAACAGCTATGCAACAATTGCAAATGGAGTCACAGACTAAGATGCAGTTGAAGCAAGCAGAGACCGCATTTGCTATTGAGAAGATGAAGGCAGAGGCAGATCTTAAACGTATGCTTATGGCAGAAGAGTTTAAGTATCAAATGCAGATCGCAGGAATCAAGGAAACATCTCTTGCAGGTCGCGAAGAAATGAAAGAGGATTCAAAGGCTAAGCGTATTAGTCAACAGAATACTGAGCAATCAAAACTTATCAATCAGAGGAAAAATAATTTACCTCCATTAAGTTTTGAGTCTAATGAAGACACGCTTGATGGCTTTGACTTTGCCGAATTTAATCCTCGATAAAAAGAATAATAAATTTTGTATAAATTTGTGATAAATTAAATCTAATCTAATGGAAATTAAAGTAAGAGCTCTTGATGGAGTAGAGCAAAAAAGCATGCAGGAAGTTGAACAGGACTTGCTTGATAAGCATGAGAGACAATTGAATGAGGAAGGTAATGTAGCAGACCATATTGATACATCAAATATCAATACTAATGCAGATACAAACACACCATCTAATGACGATGATCTTGAGCTAAGCGAAGAAAAAGTTCTTTCATATATTGGTAAAAGATATAATAAGCAGATCAACTCGTTTGATGAGTTAATGGCTGAGCGAAAAGAAAGCGATCCATTACCTGAAGATGTAGCTACTTATTTAAAGTACAAGAAGGATACCGGCCGTGGTTTTGAGGATTTCCTCAAGTTAAACAAAGACTACGATGCGATGGATCCTGATCAATTGTTACGTGAATATCTTTATTCTACACAAAATGTTCTTGATCAAGAGGACATTGAAGTTTTAATGGAGGAATACTCATTCGATGAAGATCTCGATGATGATTCTAAAATTAAAAGAACAAAGATCACGCGCAAAAAAGCTATTGCGGAAGCTAAGAGCTACTTCAATGAACAGAAGGAAAAGTATAAGCTGCCTCTTGAGTCAAGGGCAAATGGCTTATCTCCTGAAGACACTGAAGAGTACGAGGCGTATCGTCAATATACACAGCAGGCTAAAAGTGCACAAGAGGAAAATGAACGGAAGCGTCAGTGGTTCGATCAAAAAACAGATGATGTCTTTAGTAAAGACTTTAATGGATTTGAGTTTGACATTAACGAAAGGAAGTTACTTTTTTCCCCGGGATCTGCAGCAGAATTAAAAAAGAACCAATCAACACCAATGACTTTCATTAGTAAGTATTTGGATGAGCAGGGATTGATTAAGGATGCAGGCGGGTACCATAAAGCTTTAGCTATAGCAATGAACCCGGACAGGTTTGCTAAGTTCTTTTATGAACAAGGTCAATCAGATGCCACAGAAGATGTTCTTCGCAAGACAAAAAATATTAATATGTCTGAGCGTAGATCACCGGAAATAACATCAAAAGGGGGAATGCAGGTGAAAGCGGTATCATCGGACTCCGGCAGGAATCTAAAGATCCGCAGTATTAAAAAACTGTAAACTTAAAAATTAATTAAACAATGGCAATTTTAAACAACCCGGGCTATCAGCTTCAGCCAAGTGCAGAACAGGTGCCTCTTTCAACAAACTATATTACCAACTTCGATTTCTTAAATCAGTATCTTCCTGATACTTACGAGAAGGAATTTGAGCGTTATGGTAATCGTACTGTAGCATCGTTCCTTCGTATGGTAGGAGCTGAGATGCCTTCAAACTCAGACATGATTAAGTGGGCTGAGCAAGGTCGTTTACATACTAAGTATGTAGATTGTGCTTCTGATGGAGCTGCAACTGATGACACTGCAACTATCACTGTAAGCGATGCTAACGTAAGTGGTATTGCAATTCGTGTTGGTCAGACTGTATTTATCTCTGCAAACACTAGTGGTCTTTCAAACAAAGGTATTGTAATTGCGGTTAACACAACTGCAGGTACATTCGATGTTGCTTACTACGAAGCTGCAGGTCAGACGTTTGCTTCTACGGATACTTTGTCTGTATGGATCTATGGTTCTGAGTTCAAAAAAGGAACTAATGGAATGCAAGGATCTTTGGAAGCTGAAGATGAGTTCTTCGACAACTCTCCAATCATCATCAAAGACAAGTACGCTGTTAGTGGATCTGACATGGCGCAGATTGGATGGGTAGAAGTAACTACTGAGAATGGTGCAACCGGATACCTTTGGTATTTGAAGTCAGAGCACGAGACTCGTCTTCGTTTCGAGGATTACTTAGAGACTTCTATGATCGAAGCTGTTCCTGCTGAATCAGGTTCAGGTGCTGCTACTCAAGCAGTAAACAACCAAGTTGGTAACAAAGGTTCAGAAGGTATCTTCTACGCTGTTAACAACCGTGGTAACGTATGGGGTGGTGGAAATCCAACTACATTAGCTGATTTTGACAGCATCATTTCTCGTCTTGACAAGCAAGGATCTATCGAAGAGAATGTTATCTTCGTTAACCGTGCGTTCAGCTTTGACATTGATGATATGTTAGCTTCTCAGAACAGCTACGGTGCTAATGGTACTTCTTATGGTCTATTCGACAATGATAAGGACATGGCATTAAACCTTGGTTTCACAGGATTCCGCAGAGGTTATGACTTCTACAAGTCTGATTGGAAGTACCTTAACGATCCAACCATGCGTGGTGGATTGCCTACAGGTTCTACTGCAAACGGAACTGTAACAGGTCTATTAGTACCTGCAGGATCAACTACTGTTTACGATCAGATCATGGGCAAGAACGCTAAGCGTCCTTTCTTACACGTTCGTTACAGAGCTTCTGAGACTGAAGATCGTAGATACAAGACTTGGATCACAGGTTCTGCCGGTGGTGCACAGACTAGCGACTTAGATGCAATGGAGGTTAACTTCCTTTCTGAGCGTTGCGTATGTACTTTAGGTGCAAACAACTTTGTATTGTTCCGTTACGGAGTATAATCCAAAG